CAATGCAATTTGCAGGAAAACCAATTGAGATATCACCCAACAGAATTTACAACTGTGCATTTGCACCGGTTGATGATTGGAGAGTATTCTCAGAAATCATGTTCCTTTTATTAGGTGGAACAGGTGTGGGTTATTCAGTACAAAAACATCACGTTGAAGTATTACCTGAAATCAGAAAACCAAACAAAGAGAGAGGAAGAAGATGGTTAGTTGCAGATTCTATTGAAGGATGGGCAGATGCCGTTAAAGTATTAGTTAAGTCTTATTTCTTCGGTGGATCAAAAATCGAATTTGATTTCTCTGACATCAGACCAAAAGGGGCTAGATTAGTTACATCAGGTGGTAAAGCACCTGGTCCTCAACCATTAAAAGAATGTCTTATCAAATTAGAAGGTATTCTTGATTCAAAAGAAGATGGTCAAAAATTGAGACCAATTGAAGTTCATGATATGGTTTGTCATATTGCAGATGCGGTATTGGCAGGTGGTATTAGAAGAGCGGCACTTATCTCATTATTCTCTGCATCTGATGATGAAATGATCAGTTGTAAGAGTGGGGCTTGGTGGGAAAAGAATCCACAGAGAGGTAGAGCTAATAACTCAGTTAGTTTAATGAGACATAAAATAAATAAAGATTATTTTATGGATTTATGGAAAAGAATTGAGGCGAGTGGAGCAGGAGAACCTGGTATCTACTTAAGTAACGATAAAGATTGGGGAACTAATCCTTGTTGTGAAATCGCTCTTAGACCATTCCAATTCTGTAACCTTACTGAGGTTAACGTATCAAACGTTGTATCACAAGAAGACTATGAATCAAGAGTAAGAGCAGCATCATTCATTGGAACACTTCAAGCTGGATATACTAACTTTCACTACTTAAGACCAATTTGGCAAAGAACAACTGAAAAAGATGCTTTAGTAGGTATCTCTATGACAGGAATTGGATCAGGAGCTGTATTAAAATTAGATATGAAAGCAGCTGCTAAAGTTGTTAAAGAAGAGAATAAGATAGTTGCTGAATTATTAAAAATTAATCCTGCGGCAAGAACAACAACAGTTAAACCAGCAGGAACTACATCTTTAACTTTAGGTACTTCATCAGGTATTCATGCTTGGCATAATGACTATTATGTTAGAAGAGTTAGAGTTGGTAAAAACGAATCAATCTATGCTCATTTAAAACAAAACCATCCTGAACTTGTTGAAGATGAATACTTTAGACCACATGATACTGCGGTTATCGGTATTCCACAAAAAGCACCTGAAGGATCTATCTTAAGAAACGAATCACCAATCCAATTATTGGAGAGAGTGAAGAAGGTTCAACAAGAATGGATTAAACCAGGTCACAGAAGTGGATCAAACGCTCATAACGTATCTGCAACAATTTCAATCAGAGAGCACGAGTGGCCTGCGGTTGGAGAGTGGATGTGGGAGAATAGAGAATATTATAATGGTCTTTCTGTATTACCTTACGATGGTGGATCATACATACAGGCACCATTTGAAGATTGTACTGAACAAAGATATGAAGAGTTAATGGAAACATTAAAAGACGTTGATTTGTCTAAAATTGTTGAGATTGACGACAATACTGATTTATCAGGTGAAGTTGCTTGTGCGGGGGGAGCATGTGAGGTTGTAACAGCATAATGAGTCACGATAATTTAGTCCAGAATATTTTAAACGGGATATACACATCAATTAAAAATAATAGATGAATAAAACTGAAAATATCAAAAGGGAGAAGGTAACACTTCTCCCTTCTGAGTTTTATATGGAAAATGGGTTTAAGGTAATGAAAGAAGAGTACCACATAAAAAGAGGTTATTGTTGTGGTAGTGGATGTAGACATTGTCCTTATACACCAAAATCAATTAAAGGCAATACTACTTTAATTGAAAAATAAAGCAAGTATATTTATGACTATATGGGAGACGGAACTACATATGGTATAAATTTTCCTTTCAGGGATTCTGTTCGTGGTGATTACTTAGATTTAACTAACACTGCAGGGCAAGAAATCAGAGCGGATCTTATTAACCTACTTCTTACTAGAAAAGGATCTAGATATTTTTTACCTGATTTTGGTACAAGACTCTATGAGTATCTTTTTGAACCATTTGATGGTTTAACATTTGATGCGATTGAATCGGATATTAGGGCTTCGGTTGAAAAATATATTCCTAATTTATTAATAAACAAAATAAGTGTTGCCCCATTAGATCCTCAAGAAGAGGCTGACGACAACGCTTTTACATCAAATTTACCAACATCACCTGTTTACAGATATCCTGGAAAAGGAACCGCAGAGTATACTGCAAAAATAAAAATAGAATACTCTGTCCAAGACAGTGCATTTGCCACAAGTGATTTTGTAATTATCAATATTTAAGATAGATGGCTAATCGTAAGATATCATATACAACTCGAGATTTCGAAGGAATAAGATCCGAACTTATACAATACGTTCGTACTTATTATCCTGAATTAATTCAAAACTTTAATGACGCTTCGGTGTTCTCAGTGTTTTTGGATTTAAACGCTGCCGTTGCAGATAACTTACATTATCATATTGATAGAAGTATTCAAGAGACAGTTCTTCAATATGCACAACAAAGATCTTCAATTTATAACATAGCAAGAACTTATGGATTAAAGTTACCGGGTCAAAGACCTTCAGTTGCTTTAGTTGATTTTTCAATAACAGTACCTGCGTTTGGTGATAAAGAAGATGAAAGATATTTGGGTCAATTAAGAAGAGGATCACAAGTTTTAGGTGCAGGACAAGTTTTCGAAAACGTAGAAGATATTGATTTCTCATCTCCATATAATTCTCAAGGATTTCCTAACAGACTTAAAATACCAAACTTTGATAGTAGTAATAGGTTAGTTAACTATACTATAACTAAAAGAGAAGTTGTTGTTAACGGTATTACTAAGGTATTCAAAAGAGTAATCACTCCTAGTGACGTAAGACCATTCTTAGAGGTATTTCTACCTGAAAAGAATGTGTTAGGTGTTACAAGTGTTCTTTTAAAGGATGGTACAAGTTACACGACAGTACCTACAGTTAATGAATTTTTAGGTCTACAAAACAAATGGTATGAAGTTGATGCTTTAGCTGAAGATAGAATCTTCATCGAAGACCCAACCAAAGTATCAGACCAGCCAGGTATTAAAGTAGGTCGTTATATTCAAACACAAGACAAGTTTATTACTGAATACACACCTGAAGGATTTTTAAAGATGACTTTTGGTGGTGGAACAAACACAGCTCAAGATGCTCTTAATCAGTTTACCACATTGGGGGTTCCTCTGAACCTACAATTGTATCAAAACAATTTATCATTAGGGTCGGCTCTTAAGGCAAATACTACTTTATTTATTCAATATAGAACAGGTGGAGGATTATCAACAAACTTAGGAACCAATGTTATTAATCAAGTTGGAACAGTGTCATTTTTTGTGAATGGTCCATCTGAATCAATAAACCAACAGGTTGTTGGGTCATTAAGATGTAATAATGTTACCGCCGCTATTGGAGGTGCAGGACAACCAACAGTAGAGGATGCAAGAAATTATGTATCTTTCAACTTCGCGTCTCAAAATAGAGCGGTTACAGTTAATGATTATGAGGCACTTGTTAGAAAAATGCCATCACAATTCGGAGCACCGGCTAAAGTTGCGATCACGGAAAACAATAATAAAGTATTAGTTCAAATATTATCTTACGATACCTCAGGTAAATTAACCTCAATTGTTTCAAATACTTTAAAACAAAATTTAGCAAATTATCTATCTAACTATAGAATGTTGAATGATTATATTTCAATTGAAACTGCAGAAGTGATTGATGTTAGTGTTGATATTGCAGTTGTTTTAGACTCAACACAGAACCAAGGTCAAGTTATTTCAAACATTGTTAATAAGATCTCAACATTCATGGATCCACAAGTTAGACAGTTAGGACAAAACATTTATTTAGCCCAATTGAATAGTTTAGTTCAAGATGAGAATGGAGTTATTACTGTTGCGGGAATTCAAATTTATAATGAAGTTGGTGGTCAATATTCTTCATCTCAGACATCAATGCCATATGTTGATGATGCAACAAGACAGATAAGACCAGTTGATGACACTATATTTGCACAACCAAGTCAGGTCTATCAAATAAGATACCCACAGAAGGATATTAGAGTAAGAGTCAAGAACTTCCAAAACGTTTCGTTTACTTAAGTTTATTTAATCAACCATTAGGTTATCATTGATTAATACGCCATTTCTTTTCCTTAGAAAATGGGGGTTAAACTATTTATCAAAAAAGGCATTAATGGGTAATTCCTACAGAATACGAACTGAACCGGGTTCAGACCAAATTATCAACGTACAAATTGACCAAGAATTTGATTTCTTGGAAATACTTTCTTTGAAGATTCAAAGCGACGACATCTATACAAGAAATTGTGCGGACTATGGGGTAGTTGTGGGACGTGTTACCGCTAACGGAGGATTCGGATTACCGAATGTTAGAGTTTCGGTCTTTGTCCCAATTGCACAAGAAGATCAGAATAATGAAATAGTAAGTGTTTTATATCCGTATAAATCACCAACAGATAAGAATGAAGATGGGTATAGATATAATTTATTACCATATGAGAAATCTTATTCTTCCCATGTTCCAACAGGAACGTTTCCGTCTAGAAGTGATGCTTTAACAAACCCAACAGTTATTCAAGTTTATGACAAGTATTACAAGTATACTGTTAAGACTAACGATA